TTCCTAGTAAGCTTATCTGCTAACTCTGCGAAATCAGCTATAGGCATAAGTTTGAACGGGTCTCTGAAGAACATTATCGACTGACCCTGGGTCATGGCTGTCTTAGTAAGAAATTTGCGTTTCATTTCATCAGTTATTGCTGAAACTATAGGTTCAATTGTCCTGGTGTAATAGTTCTGCATGACTTTTTCATCTGCGGTTCCATCCATTACTGCCTGAGTTATTCCAAGCTGGCTGTACAGCATGTTCGTGAAATACTCAACCTGTTCGATCATGTTATTATCTATTGATCTATTAAGCTGGGTTATCTTTTCAGTTCCATCTGCGTATGCGATACCATACTTGGAGCTGGACAATTGCATCTCTATGTCTTTACGTCTGCTCTCGGCCTGCTGTCTTCTAGCCGGAGTTTTAATAATGTAAGGAAGCTGGATGATCATATCCAGTTTTCCAGTGGAATTATGCTCGTCAATTGTGTCCAATAAATTAAGCTTCCTTATAAGCCTAGAAGCCGTTGAACTTGGTTCATTCATAACTGAATAGAACGGGTTCTCTATAATAGCTACTGACTCTTTAGGAAGCGTTATTTCTTGTTCATGTCCTATGCGGTCATTGTACACTTTTACGCGAACGTAATCCGGGTACCACTGCACTATCTTGCCGACTCTCATTGAGAGAATATCAAAGGCTCCTTTTGTAATGTCGGTATTCGTGTCTATCGGCACTATTGCTATGCATCCCTCATCAAGAAGTGACATAACAACATCCTGAATAAACTGTCTTCCATTTTGGTCTTTGTTTGCAGATAGTGATAGGCAATTGTTGAAATCGCTTTTGATTTCTTCTTTGTATCTACCATCTTCGTCAGTTCTTACATGACGAATGTTTATGGTTGAAGCGTCTATAGCTATTCGATTATAGACAGCATTGATCATCGAACGCTCATTGCCTCTCGTGAATCTAACACGATCGGGTCTTGTATAATAAGCTTCACCATAATTCCTATAATCATAGTACGGGCCGTCTCTACCGAGAAAGGCGTTCCATCCATGATGAAGTCTATCTTTTAAACTCATTTTGAATTTTTCCTTTCTCGTTATCTTCGACGAAGCTCTTCTCTAACAGCATCAACATAGCTACTTATTCTTTCATTGTCGGGAAGCGAAGCCATATCTACATTGCTAACCTGACTTATAACAGGAGCTGCAGTACGCTGATACTTGATAGCATCTTCCTGATACTTATAGCTTCCGCCATAGTTTCCGTAACCGATCTGAGCTTCAGCCTGGGCAGTATAATAGCCATCTTTTAACTGACGTATCCTGTTATTGTAATAATCCTGGGAATCGAATTTACGTCCGGAATCGTTCTTTATTTCATTAGCTATCTGGTTTTTAATAAAACCATATGCTCCTGAACTCCTTGTCGAACTGAAACCTGCATCGTTAAGGGCTCTTTCAAGTAATCCCATACGGTTGTTCTGGGTTGTGTTTCGTGCATTGTTGTATGCGTCAGTAGTATCTTTCTTGATGTCTTTAACTCCGCTGGAAACTGCATCCTGTACTTTACCTATAGTTTTAGCTATATCATCAGTCTTATCGTTTGCAGTTTTCATAGCATTAGACACTTTATCCGCTACATTTTCACCTTTTTTAGAGTCTGTAGGTTTTTCCGAATTGTTTTGCTGTCGATTCTGCTGATTATTAGGTTTTGGCTGTTGCTTCGGCTGATTCTGTTGCTGATTACCAGGTTTTGGCTGCTGATTGTTCTGCTGATTGTTCTGCTGGTTGCTATTATTGTTATTATTGCCACTTCCACCAGTAGCTAAGCTCTTGATGTACTCTGACAAATACTGTTTAACACCAGAAGAAATACCTGCAGGGATGTCCTCGATCAAATGATCTTTAAGATTGCTTATAAGCTGTTCGCCCGCGGTCTTTGGTGGGGCAGGATTATTTTTAGCGTACTCTTCCTTGTAAAGTCTTTCGTTACGCATTCTTTCTGTAGCAGTCTTAAGTTCTTCGTCCGTCATTTCAGAAGGCTTCTTATTTTCATAAGTCTTCTTCTGCTGACCGGGATCATTGACATCTGTATCAGTATCTATTCGCTTTCCTTTATAGTCGTATGTGCCATGCGATGTCTTAAATGTAGTCTTCTTATTAATCTTCTTATTCTTACCTGTTCGGAGATTGTAACTTCTGATCATGTTTTTCATCTGATCGGGGGTTAATATATCTCCGTATCTTCTCCTACCTTCCTCAGTCAAAGAGCCATCCGGGTTCTGAAACCTTCTGATTCCCCATTTCTGACCGAGTATTCCATGATGCTCCAAATAATCTGGAGACCTTTCGACATAGTAATTGCTCATTTTAGATCTCCTCTTTATAAGAATCCCCATGCTGTAAGAAAATGCAGAAGCCATGCCCACTGATGCCAAGGAAAGGAGACAAAGAATGGCGGCACAACTCCTGCACTCTCTTATAGCACAGGGATTCTTAAAATATCTTTACTTGGAAAGAGGATAGATCTTAGATGTAACCTCATCCAAGCTGCCGTCAGCTTTTGCCTTTTCGATAGCTTCAGCTGCATTTTCAGGTATTACTTTGTTAATAAACTCGGCAGCCGCTTCATGATTTGTTGCAAGCTCCATGAAAAGTACCGGATATGCAGCCGTCTGCTCGAATTCTTCAGAAAGCGGTCTTCCTGTCTGCGGATCTTTCTTATAGAACGATTTGCCGTCAAGTGATCTCTCACCATAAGCCATAAGAATCAAGCTCTTAAAGAGTTTGATAAGCTCCGGTGTGTTCTGGGCATTTGCAATTCTGGTGATCCACTGATCGAATCCGCCATCCTTTGAAAGTTCCATTTCCATAATCTCAGCGTCACTGAAATTGAAGTAGAAATCTTCCTTTCTCTTGTTTCCTGAGTAATCGGTATACTCAATCGTTTTAATGTACATAATTTTCTCCTTTCTAGGCATAACAAAAGGGGGCCAGCGGTTAAGCCAGCCCCAAACCGATCATTTTGAGATTACTTAAGCATTGCGATAACTGCATCCGGAAGAGGAAGATAAGGATCTGTAGCCTTAGACTGAGGATCCTCGGGATCAGCATCAGTTCCGAAGAGTGCATCTGTAAGAGTCTTAAGCTTAGCCTTCTGTTCAGGGGTAGTGAAAGCAGTGCTATCAATAGTAAGCAGAGAGGTAGGCTTGTAGACATTGTCAGAAGCATCCTTAGAAGTAAGGGTAACAGGAGTGGTTGTGAACTCCCAGCTGAACTCGATAGCATCAGGGCTATCATTGATGGTCTGGTAATCTCTCTCGGAAGGAGATGCCATGCATCCGTATACAAGGTGAATCTTGTATCCGTGATCATTACCGTCGGTATCGTTACCAAGAACAGTTCTGTAAGCAAGACCAAAGCTCTTTCTTGCCTGCTGTCCTATAGTAAGTCCACCAACCTTAGCTTCGCCGTTGCAAAGTGCCCACTCATCGGGATACATGAATGCCTTGATTGTTCCCTTGAAGGTCTCTGCTGAATAAATGCTCAGATACTTGATGTTGTCTGCATACTTGTCGTTAGGCTCTGCTCCTTCAGGAGTCTCGGTAACGCCAGTAAGGCCATTCCAAGCTACTCCAAGAGGATAAGCTCCTTCTGACTGAAGATAAAGTACGCCATGATCGATACCTGTCTCAAAGAGACGCTCGCCGATCAGATCCCACTGTAAAGCGCTCATAATATTTCTCCTTTAAAAATGTTAATTGTTACTTTAGCCACCATTAGAAGTTTACTAGGACATCTAACGGTCATGCTTGGAATAAAAAATCCCACTCATCTATTGATTGTAGCGGGAAATTAATGTCACGACGGGTATTCCTCGCCCCATAAATAGCACCATATATTATCGTCGTTGTAAGATTTCTCCAGAAAGCTTTCGCGTTCTTCTCTATCATCGAAATAAGGGTATGCTATTATTTTTCCAGCCTTATTATCGTATACTAACAAACTTCCAGCATCGCGAACTCCTCCGTCGAAATCGCCAGAAACTTGTCTTAAAACTCTTGCTTTTTCTGAATCACTTAATCCCTTAATGTTCTTTTCGACAACGTCGAATGTTTCTCGTTCTTCGTTATCCATATACCCATTTTTTACATACTGCTCTTTTGTTGTCCTAGGCTTATTTCTTGATACCATGCACAACGTATCATGGTAGTCCGCGTATAAATATGTGCTGTTGTTTGCTCTATCTGGATTCTTTAACAAGAAATTCTTTTGTTCTTCAGCATCTTTACCATAGTCACGTTCCGGGAGCTTAGATTCGTATTCTATAGAATCAAGTTCTTTTTGCAAAGTCTTTTTATTTATCGGGACAAGGCTATTCTCCGGTATTGCATATCCGTTTATATTCCTAACTGAACGCTTGGCTACTAATCTTTGCGCAGCGAATTCGAGAAGATCGTCGTCTTCCCCGGTTTTTATATTGGAACGAACTTTATTATAGGTATCGAGATCGCCTTTTCTATAAGCTTTAGCCATCTTTACACCATAATGCAAACGTCCTTTATCGGTTAGTGATCCATCCGCATTTTGAAACCTTCGGACGCCCCACTTCTGGCCGAGGATGCCATGATGATAGAGTTCCTCGCCAGCAAGTATTACTGTGTAGGAATGCCTAAGATTAGGGCTGTAATAACCGGTATGCTGACCTGCTACAGATTTGGATTCCCTAGTCCTATTAGGCTTTTCCTTAAGATTCAAGCCCATAGTATCGTTTTTAACTATCCATAATTTAGCAGCGATCTTTGAAGCTTCGGAATCTGTTACAAAAATGTTAGGCAAATTACGTTCTCTTTTTCTAGTGTTGAATGCACTAAGAAAAATGTTCTTCATTGCCTGTATGTTTCTAGCTCTTTGGAAATCAAAAGGACTTATCGATACTGACATGTAATTCGAAGTATTTACTGTTATTGCATCGATTCTGTTTTTCGGAGCTAATTCAACAACTACACCTCTATTAGCATCAGCAGTGTCAGACATATAGTAAAATGTGTATTCAACTGAAGCGTTCTTATCAAAGCCAAGATAAAAACCTCGCTGAGCATGCTCAAGATAGTCGTCTGTTTCAATCACGTCATCGTCATCATCTGAGTGGCGAAGTTCGGTGTTGAAATGCTGCTGAACATATCGCTCAATTGCATCTGCTGCGAGCTTTGCCTGACCAGCATCAATCGCTGCGCGCGAATTGGACTTCCTTACAAGGTAATTTACTATCGCAGTTTTACCGCTTTCAATGATCCTTCCAGGAACTTTGGTTCTAGCCTGAGAATTGTCTCTGGAATTTATTAAGTCTATTTCAGCATCGCCATGATTCTCTACACGAAAGACACCCTGGAACAAATATCTGTCTCTCTTGTAATCGTTACCAGATCCATTGTTAGGAGAATAGTACCCGGCGTGCTGAGCATGGGCTAAATGGTCGCCCTCTCTGATAACAGCGTATCTCATTCTGTTGATCCTCCGGTATATACAGTCATTGCCGCTATTACTTCAGCATACTTTGCATTTGTTTCCATCTGAGAATCTATAGCTTCAACTTTCTTCTTCAAAAGAAGGTTTTCATTCCTCAACTTTTCCAATTCAAGCTGCTTTTCCATCGATCCAAGCTTGAGATAATGGCAAATAACCTGAGAACTAGCTGTTCCTTCACGCAACTGCTTCTCTGCAAGGTTTGTAGACAGAGCTATCATTTGATTCTCACGAACTTGTGGATCGATTGCCCTACGGATAGGCGCAAGTTCCTTTGAGTTTTCTTCTATAAGTTTCTTCCTTCCCAAGACAATCGGCCTCCTTTCCTTATACTTTTAGACCCATCTGTGCTGCTTATAGTCATATCTTCTAACTCTAAGCCCACTGTCTCTTAGACGCTCGACATTTAAAGATGTTGCTGAATCAGGGTTATCGTCTTCTGGCTGAACGACTAAACCCCTTGTAGAATCCTCAGTCATGGCAATATCTTTTTGTCTACGTATTAATCTTTCCTCAGTGTTACCATTATCGCTTATGGTTCTTACTTCCCAACCACCAACATTGTTTCTAACCTGAGGATCTGTTGTGTAAACTATTACATTAGAATATCCTTTTTCTGCAAGGTATTCCTGAACTCTGGTATCTGCTCCTGGAGCATCACCTATGAGTACTTGAGAATTGGCGGCTATGATCTTATCGACTTCTTCTTTAAGGTTGTCGTCAAGCGGTTTGTCGTAGCTAACCTTACCCGAAACGAAAACCTTATCATCTGAAGAATATCTTCTACGATCTCTGGCTCTGTCGCGAGCCCTGCCTAAAGGTGTGTGAGTTCCATCGGGATTCTGGTACCGACGAACGCCCCATTTTTGGCCTTTGACGCCATGGTGCTCTAAAAAGTCCATTTCATGATACCTCCCGTTTTGGAATTGTTTTTACGAAATTGACCGCCGGAGAAAATATAAAG